AAATGATATTTCTAATAGTCTTACAGATGTTAAATGGTATAATTTTTTTCATGTTTTATTCAGTGATAAATGTAGACAATATCAAATAGACACAAAAACAGATATACCCTTAGATAGAGTTGTAGATATATCCATTTTAAAATATAAAGAAGAGGGACATTATTTATTTCATACGGATCATTGTTTTTCTAATCCAAGAACATTAAGCCTTATTTATTTTGTAAATGATGAATATACTGGAGGTGAACTTAGCTTTCAAACTCCCGGCACCGATATGGCTTTTGATATAATACCTAAAAAAAACAGACTTTTAATTTGGCCAAGTAATTTTTTATTTCCGCATAGAGTAAAAAAAGTTATAAGTGGTACTAGATATACTATAGTGGGTTGGTTATGCTAAAAAAAAATTTAAAATATAAGGTTGTAAAAGGATTTTTATCACAGGAAGTAGCAAAACTTGCTTATTTATATTTGATTTTTAAACATCAAAATAATAGAGATTTAAAAAATTTTGATTTTGACCACATTAAAAATGCAGACACTTCTTTTTATGGTGATTCATTAATGGAAAGTTTATTACACTGGTCTTTAAAAAAAATGGAAGAAGAGACTGAATTAGAATTATGGCCCACGTATTCTTTCACAAGAATGTACACAAAATTTGCAACTTTAAAAAAACATACTGATAGACCAGCTTGCGAAATCAGTGTTACTGTTCAATTGGGTTCTTGTGGAACAACAAAATGGCCTATTTATATCGACAACACTCCAATTTTTTTAGAAGATGGAGATGCTGTTATTTATTTGGGAATGGAATTAGAACACTGGAGAGAAGAATTTACTGGAGACCATCATGCACAAGTATTTTTACATTACGTTGATAAAAATGACAAACATGCAGCAGAAAAATTTGATAGACGAAGATTTTTAGCAACACAAAAATAGTTTTTAAATACTATTTTATATATGGAAGAAAATAATTTATTTTTAGATCATAAAGTATGTGACCTTTTAATAAAATTATTTAAAAAATATAATACTTTTCACGAATTTTTTAATAAAAGAGTTTTGTTAAAATTAACAAAAATAGATGATAATGCTTTTTTGGATATTATAAATATATACAAAAATAAATATATTCATAAGGGATATTTAGCTAACATTGAAATTGTTTATTGGTTAGAAGGAGAATCACATCAATGGCATGATGATACTCCATTTTATGATTATACTACTATTTGTTATTTAAATAATAACTATATTGGAGGGAAAACAACTGTATGTTTAAACGAAATAGAGCCGGATATTGGAAAGCTGATAGGATTCCCTTCTTTTTACCCACACAAAGTCTCTAAATTAATTTCAGGCGAAAGATATGTTTTAGTAGCTTGGTTTAAAAAATGATTGAATGTAAAAAAAAATTAATTTGTTTTAAAAAAACTTTTGATTTTAATGAATTAGCAAATTTATCGGATCGTAATGGATTTCAAAGTGAATATACAAGCGATAACGTAAATCAAAAATACATTTTAGAATGTCCAATAAAAATTAAAAATGTAGAAACAGATTTTTTCTTTAATCAATTATATTATTTTCTTAATCAAGAATATAATAAAAAAAATTTAAAATCAAATGTATTTTTATTTTTTTCTTTCACTGGAGGTGGAAAAAGTTTAGCACATCAAGATTTAGAGGATGTGGTAATAATTGGTTTATATGGAAAAACTTTATATATTATAGAAAACAAAGAATACTTGATAGAAGAAGGAGATTTAATAATAATTCCAAAAGGTGTTGTACACAGAGCTATTGGATTAACTCCGAGAATAATACTTTCTTTTGGAGTGTATAATTGATATACATATAAATATGAAATTAGAACAAGATTTTAAAAATAATAGATTTGCTTTAGTTTTTGAAGAACACGAAAAAAAAATTATCAGTGAAAAAGGAGCTATTGTTTTTACAGAAGAGGGAATAAAAAAAACTGCAGATATCCTTGTTCATGCTTTAATAAGTGTTAAATTGTCTTTATCCAATTCTGATGTACCTACAGAAAGTTTTTTTACAGATGAAATGAAGTTTAGTTCTGAAAAATGGGAGGATATAAATAAAAAATGAGTTTTTTATTTATTCATGCTAGTCATGATGGTGCAATAACTATTGTTAAAGATAAACAAATAGTTGTTCATACACAAATTGAAAGATTTAATAGATTTAAACATACATCCTTTCCTTCTAAATTATTAATTGATTGTATAAACAATTTAAATTTAAATTTTAAAGAAATTCATATAACAGGTATATATAATAACCATTGTGTTGATCAATGGGCTGAAATTTTAAGAGCTAATCAAATAGAAGTAAAAAATGTAAAACTTTTTTCAGACTATAATTCTCACCATGACTATCATGCTTATTCAAATAAATTAATAAATATTCCAGAAGACTCTCATTTTTTAGTATGGGATTTAGCTGGTGATAGAATCACAGAAGAAAATGATACACGATTTGAACAAACTTCTATTTATGATAATAATTTAAATATTATTTATAAAGATTGGTATAAAAACTCAAAAAGAAATGTGTGCATAGCAAGGACTTATCATTATTTAACTAATTTGTTGGGTTTAAATAAGTATAACGATTTTAATGATGGTAAGACAATGGCTTTGAGTAGCTTCGGAGAATTTAATGAAGAACTTTTTAATAAAATTTACAACGATAATTTTATTTATCAAAACAATAATACTTTTGAAAATGTAAAATTAACTACTTTAAAAGAAGACAAATTTTCTCTTAATTTTGTTAAAACTTTTCAAAGAGCTTGTGAGGCTAGAGCCGAAAACATTATTAATAAAATTAATGCGGACAATATATCTTTGAGCGGAGGTGTTTCTCAAAATATACTTATTAATACAAAATTGTCTAAATCTAAAAAAATATTTGTAAATCCTTTATGTAATGATCAAGGAATATCTTTAGGTAAAGCTTATAAAATCTTAAATGGAAATATTAACAAAATAAACAATTTTTATTTAGGGTTTAAACATACTTTTAATGAAGATTTATTTTTAAAAGAATTTACTTTGCACAAAGTTACACTGACAGATGTGTGTAAAATACTTTATAATGATCCTATAGCAATTTTTCAAGGAAGATCTGAGCAAGGACAACGAGCTCTTGGAAATAGATCTTTATTAATGAATCCTACTCACGTGAACGCAATTGAAAAAGTAAATAATATAAAAAAAAGAGAATGGTATAGACCTTTTGCTTGTTCTATTTTAAATGAAAAATTTGAAGAATATTTTTTTCCTAATTATAATACTATTCCATACTATATGAATTTTGTTTATAAAATTAGAGAAAGTAAAAAAGAAAAATTAAAAAGTGTTTTATCTAATGATGATTATTCAAGAGTACAAAGTGTAAAGTTGGAACATAACATAAATTATTATAATCTTATAAAAGAATTTAATGAAGTATATAATATCCCTGTTTTATTAAACACTTCTTTAAATTTACCTGGGGAACCTATTGTAGAAACATACGAAGATTTAAAAAAAATGTTATTACAATCTAATTTAAAATATGGTTATCTACCAGAACAAAGTTTATTAATTAAAAAATTAAATTAAAATGAAAGTTGAAATTTTAAAAACAAAAGTTTTTACGGATGTTTATTATTTAAAGGGTATTTTAGATGATATCGGTATTGTGGACGCTTTAAGAAAAGAAGTTATTAATAACTTAGATCCAAAAATGAAAAATATTACAAATGTTTATGGTGAAATGACTGATTTTAAATTTTTTTGCAACCATCCTCTTTTTCACAGTTTTTTAAAATTAATTGAAAAAGAAGTAAAATATGTAGCAGGAAATATTGAAGAGTTTAATATAATTGACGCGTGGGGAAATAAATATTCACATGGTGGTTATGCAGATCTACACGACCATAGAAGATCTAGTGGCTTTTGTGGTATTTTGTATACTGATGATGAAGGTCCTGGAACTTTATTTCCAGAATTAAATATTCACGAAGAAGATAAAAGAGGAAAATTTGTTTTATTTTCTCCATGTCTTCTACATAGTGTTCCAAAACATTTAGGGCAAAAAGATAGAGTAACTTTAGCCTTTAATTGTAATACGATTGAGAAATGGGATAGTAAAATATAAAAATGTATTTTCCAATAACAATCATTGATAATTTTTTAGAAAATTTTATAGAAATTAAAAACTATGTTATTTCTCAAAATTTTAAAGCGAAAGATAAAAATACGATAACAATGCCTGGTTTAGCAACAGAACCATTACACATATTAAATAATAATTATTTTAAACTATCCTGCAATAAAATATTAAGCACGTTTTTTGACCGTTTTATTATTAACAGTAATATTCAATATAGTTGTGAATCTTATTTTGAAAAAATAGTTTCGTATGGAAATCAATATGATAATCAAGGATGGATACACAGAGACGATGAAAATATACTAAGCTGTATTTTTTATTTACAAGGAGATTTGAACGAAGGTACAAGTTTTTTTAAAAAAAAAACAATAGGACAACATAATACTGATGCTCTATTTGTTAAAGAAAATTTATATAAAAATGAAAAAATTAACCCCTCATTTTATAATGAAAAATTAAAAGAACATAACTCTCAATTTGATTTAACTTTAAAAGTTCCTTTAATTGAAAATAGAATTGTAATTTTTGATTCATCTATTTTTCATTGTTCAGATGGTTATGGTAGTATTGAAAAACCCAGACTAATTCAAACTTCTTTTTTTAGAACAATAACGGGAACTATTGGTTTTCCCATACCTGAAATTAATAGAATAAAATAACTCTTTATCATTAATTATATAGATATGAGGTATAAATAACCATTATACCTTTAAAAATATCTATAATCTTTTAGCTATATTCAATTAGTGGTATAATAACCATAACTATGCCATTAAAGAAGATACCTTTACCTCCAGGCTTTGATAAGAATGATACTGCATCTCAAGCAGAGGGACGCTGGATTGATGGAGATAATATACGTTTTCAATATGGATCCCCTGAAAAGATAGGTGGTTGGCAACAAATTAATACATCCATATTAGTAGGAGCGGCTAGAGATATACATTCTTGGTTTGATTTAACTGGCAGACGTTACGTGGCTATTGGAACAAATAAAGTTCTATACATTCTTTTTGATGGAGTCTTTTATGACATTACGCCCTTAAGCACAGCCTTAACTAGTTGTACTTATACATCAACTACAGGTTCTACAACAGTTACAATTAATAAAAATGCACATAATTTACTTGTTGGAGATATAGTTAATTTTTCAAGTGTAACAACACCAGGACCAACTACAACAAGTTTTACATCTGCAGATTTTACAACTAATTCATTTGAAGTTAAAACAGTACCAACCGCAAATACATTTACAATTACTATGCCTGTAACAGAAACAGGAACAGGGGTTACTGCAGGTGGAACAATTACTACAAACCCTTACGTTACAGTGGGTCCTCTTTCAGCAACATTAGCATATGGATGGGGAGCTGGAACTTGGAGTCTATCTACTTGGGGAACACCACGAACTGAATCTAATACTGATATTGCAGCAGCAAATTGGTCATTAGATAATTTTGGAGAATTATTAATTGCAACTATTAAAGAAGGTTCAACATTTGAATGGGATCCTGATGCAGGAGCAGGAGTTTCAACTCGTGCAACCGTTGTAGCA